CTACAACCTCACCTCGTCGGCCGCAGAGCTCGATCCGGCGATGTACGCCGACGGCACGGTGGCCAACGACGGCAAGATCACCGACGTATCGCCCGCATCGACCACTGCGAAGCATGTCGGAGCTGGTGTGGCCTTCGTCGAGGGCGAGGTCATTGCCGGTGTTGGTACGATCGATGTTATCGTAATGCCCGATCCGCAGAACTACGGATACACGATGTCTGGCTGGATGTCGACCGGTGCGACGGTAGCTCGTTCGAACGGTGTAGGCGCTGCGCTCATCGTTCCTACCGAGGAAGCAGGCGCGTAGTGTAACTTTATGACCGTGGAGGTGGGGAGGGAAGACACCTTCACGGTCATAATAAACAAAACAAGATGAAGACGAAGTTTAATAAACAACAGATTCAGCAGATCGCAATGCAGCTTTCCGTCTACAAGAAGCTGTACGTGACGACCGAGGGTATGATGTTCCGTACCCGCGATTCGGTCGAAGCAGCGATCCGTGTCAAGAACATGATTATCGACGATGCGTCGAAGTTCGTGGGGTATATCGAAATGACGGCCGACATGGTTTCGATCGACCGTCTGCGGGCATACGGCCGCGACACCGCAGAGTTCGATCGTCTGTTCGAAGTTGCGATCGTACCGCGCCAGAAGGTTCTCGAAGAGACGACGGTGCGGAAGGTTGCGAAGGCCCCCGCTGTCGACGAACAGACAGTGGACAACATCGCCGAAGCACTCGGTGCGTCGGAGGATGAACCTAAGAAGTCGAACAGAAAGAAAAAGTAATGCCTTATGGCAAGAACAGGAATTAATATCAACATCTCCAATACGGTATTGGCCCCTCCTGCATCGGTCAATTCCAACTCGATGCTGATCGTCGTCGGTGCGAAGGCAACATCTGCTAGCCCCGGTACGGTCGCTTTCGAGCTGGACATGCCGTATAAGCTGACCTCGGCCAATGATTTGGCCAGCTACGGGATCACGGAGGCGAACAACAAGGACTTGTACGAGCAGGTCAACGACTTCTACCAGCCGAAGGCCTACGTGAACAACTCCGGTACGATACTGTGGATTGTCGGTCTGGCGGACTACACCAGCAAGATCGAAGATAAGCTGCCCTTGTGGGTGAAGTACACCACGGTGGGCGGCAACGAGTATCGGCCGCGTCAGATTCTCATTTCGAACGACCCGACGAAGATGACGTCGGCGCCAGACGTGACCAAACTCCAAGCCGCGGTTATGAAAATGTACGCGCAAGCGTTTTCCACGTGCATCATCACGGACGTCGGCGTTATCACCGGCGATATCTCCGAGTTGGAGGATTTGTCCACGAAAGCGTCAGGTATGGTGGGCGTCGTGACGTTCACCAAGCGTCAGGGCAGTCGTGCGGCCGTCGGGGCTGTCGGCGGTTGGGTCTCGACGCTTTCGGTAGGTACGTCGATGGGCGACGGGTCGTTGTCGGCATTCGGCACCGATCTGTTTTTCGTAGACGGAGCGGTAAGTGGCTCGACGGTTACTTGGGCCAACTCTCCTTGCGCTTCGGCGTCCCAGGCGACGATCGACGCTCTGTCGGACAAGCAGTATATCTTCCCGATCTCGCGGCCGCCCGAGAACGGTTTGTGGATCAACGACGGCTCTACGGCCGAAGATTCCAGCACGGCTTTGTGTACGATCGAAGCTGCGCGTACTATCGCGTCCGTCGTCGATGATCTGCGTGCATTCTTTAACAAGTACCTCAATACGAAAATCCCGACTTCGAAGTCTGGGGACATCCAGTCGACGTTCAAGCAGGTCATGCTCGATGCAGCGCGTGCATCGGTCATCCAGCCGTACATCGACAGCGGGGACATCTCTGACGCGACGATCCAGATCGTCGCAAAGAACAACGACATGCAGGGTACTCGTACTTTGAAGGTTACGTTGGGAATCCAGCAGGCGATCACTCTCCGCTGGGTAGAAGGTTTCGTTTTCTATGTAAAAAGCGTAGAGTAGTATGGCACAGAAAGTTATTGCGGCAAGAGACTTTGAGCTCTACCTCACGTTCAACGCAATCGGTACGCCGATTAAGATCGGCACCGGTGCGAATTTCAGCTCTGTAATTTCCGGTCAGACCGACGACATCGGCGCGTTCTCTACGGACGAGCCGATCGGGACGGACAACGGAGGAAACACCTACGATATTTCGTTCTCTATTCAGACGGCCGAGTGGATCACGATCATGGACGCGGTCAGAGCGGCTACCGCGGCTACTGACCATCCGATCGTGCATATTCGGGACATCGTGGAGAGCTTGACGATCACGGCGGTTTGGAACAAACGCAACGATGTTCCGGCCACGTCGACGACCAAGACCTTCACCAGTTGTACCGGTGTTGAAGAGAGTGATGATGTCGAACGACGGGGTACGGAAACTCTGCAATCACTCCGTTTCCGCGCCCGAGGAATGGCGGTTGCCACGACGCTGTTGTAGAGTGCGAGTATCTGGTTCATGGGGTTTGATCGCCCCATGAACCGCTAACCAAAAACAAAACAGGTATGGGAAAAGAGTTGGTATTGCGTAAAGTTACGCTTAAAAATGTTCTCACACCCACGGGTGAGCGGGACATCGAGGTTCAAGTAGTGCCGTTCGACCGGCGCAAAGACGAGCATACGGATTTTGCGTATGCTTACATCGACATGCTGGGGCGCATGCCTTCCGAGTTTCGGAACATGTCGGATGCGTCGAAAGCCTATGTTCGTCAGTTCATGGTGCATAAAGCTGAGGACGAGAAAAATCCGGAATCGGACTTCGCGTGTGTTCTGTCGGACACCCGAGCAGCTCGAACACTTCTGAACACTGACGAGACCCAGCAGGAGTTCCACGCTTTTTTCGAGAACGCCTAACATATCCGATACGTGATATTCTAGGCGTAGAGGAATCGAAGCAGGAAGACGCTAAACGTATCGTTCAGAATCATCTGATTCTCAAAAGAGCGCAGCAGGAGGACCCTTTGTTCCTTCGACGGGTTTTCGTAGCACACTACTGCAACATTCCGTTCCACTTGCTGATGGATCATACGCTGTACCCTCGGACGCTGATCGAAGAGCTCTTCGCGGCATCGATGTACTGGTGCAGAAACTGCGAGTTAGCTCCTTACCAACAGGACAACTTTGACGACAAGTTAATCGACGATCTGGAAAATGGCAGGTTACAATATTGTTTTGAATCTAGGCGGTAACGCCGTATCGAACTCTGAGCGTCTGGCGACCAATCTGGCCGCTGCGGCAGCCAACGCGACTACGTTGGCCTCGGCGCTTCGCTCTGTCGGTGCAGCGTATCGCAGCATCCCGAATCGTCGGTTCACAGTTCCTTCGGCACCGCGGCAGAGCCGGCCCTACGCTCGGCCGCTGCGGACGGCGTCCCGTCCCGCGACGGCGCGTCCGTATGCTCAGGGGGCGCCTTACACGCGCCACCGGTCGACACGCATAGCGTCATGGGGGTATGGGCTCAGCCTCGGAGGCTTCAACGCCCGCTTGTCATCGGTGTTGCAGCCTGATGAAAACGGCATGTTGTTTGGTATGGACGCCGGCCGCCTGATGCGGGGTGTCAATGTCGCGGGGATCGCTGGAAACATCATGACATCGATCGGGCGGGCGTTGTTCAAAGCCACTAAGATGGCAACGTTCTCCGGCCCGATGATCGCCGGAGGGGTTATGACTGCGGCGCTCCGTGTCTTGCAGTCCGACTGGTTTGCCGAGGGCGCGAAGCTGATCTCACGTCGGCACCAGACCAGGGAAGGTATGGGGCCTCAGTACGAACAGACGCTTCGGAACGCAGACATCATATCGGCGGCCTATGGCTTAGACCGATCCACGACGCTGAGTAGTATCAACGTTCTGGCAGGCTTAGGCGTCGGAGCGAATAACCGCAAGATCACACTGGGCGAGGCCACGGGCCTCACGAAGGTCGGTGGCCTGATCGCTCAGCATGCCGGTGTTTCGTTCGAGCGAGTCATGACCAATATTCAGCAGCTGCTGGTCACGACGGCGCCCAACATGCGAGACATCCGAGAGCTGTTGAACCAGGCTCCGATCTTAGGTAAGTACGCCTTGAAGGAAATGGAAGAGCAGGGGCTCAAAGGCGTCGACGTTCGTACCTACCTCAAAGATCAGGGTGCGCTGCTCTCTGTGTTGAAGCGCTACGAGTTGTCGAATGCGTCGAACGCTGGTATGCGGGCCCGAGGCATGATTAACATGGCCAGTCAGGACGCTGCGGCGTTGATCGCGTCGAATAATCCATTTTGGTCCTATATCGGCAACGCCGGTTCCGGTATGATAAAGGCCTTAGCGACCTCTGCGAACAAGTTCATGTCGATGCTCGTCGATAACCGGAGCTTCCTCAACATGGTCAAGTCGTTGGAAATGACGATCGACAAGATGGGCGACAAAGGCACCACGCTGGTCGATAAGCTCATAACGCTGGTCGATCGGATCGCTGCCTATTTTAAGATCGAGCTTGTCGATAATAAGGCCGTGAAAGAAGCGGTCGATAGGGAGCAGGCGGTTCGTATGGCTATGGGCAGTTCTCAGATTCGTGAGCGGTTATATCAGGGCTGGCTCAAAAACGGGAACTATACCAGCAAAACCGAGGCCGGTCGGCGGGAAGAGTTCGGTATGCTCTACGAGCAGCTCACCGAGCAGGCTGTGCATAATCCGAGGATACTGGCTCTTGTAAAGGCCAGCAACGATCTGCAAAGCATAGAAAGTCTTCCGTGGGGTGCGCGTGTTGCAAGCAAGACGCTGTCGGCTTTGCAGCCGTTTGCTCCCGTTGCGGGAACTGCATCCAATCTGTTCTTGTCGGATTTGTCGGCAAAGAATAAGGCCAAAATCTATCGTGCTCAGCATGAAGCACTCAATGTTCGGGACAGCACATTCCGGTATTTGCCGTATGCAGACACGCTGCCAAGCGACATGACAGCTCCATTGTCGGCGTCGAGTATGCTCACGGTCGGGATAAATGAAATCGTGAAGGAGCTGCTTTCGAGCATGGCGCAGCTTATGTCTGTCGAAGGTTTCGATCCGAGCAAGTTCAATCTTGGCTCGGCCGCCGGAGGTAAGGACCTGACCGGTTTTAACCGAGATCGGCGGGCGCTGGAAATTCACTTCCACGACAAGCTGGTCGAATGGAATAGCACGATCAAGACCGACGACCCGCAGCAGGTCGTAAACGAGGTAGCCGATACGATGGACCAGTTGGTCGCAGCGGCTATCCAGCAAGCACTCTTAGGTTCCACTGATAAAATGGCGACACGGTTCTAATGGCAATCGATCTTAACATAGGTGCGCAAGGCATCGCAGCCGATACGCTGCGGCGGGCAGAGAGCGTCGTAGGCGAGCCCGTTACACTGGCTTTGTCTAAGGCATGGATCGGCATCTCGACGGTCGCGCCGGCGCGGACCAATGACGACGCGCTGTTCTCGCTGCCCTCATGGGTGAAGACCGAGGACGATGCGGTCAAGGCGCGGACCGTCTCTGTCGAGACCGAGAAGATCGACCGGTACGACAGCACGAAGTTGTATTCGCTGCAAATCGGCGATTACTTCATGCCGGTGTCGCAAACCTTCGATCTGAGTGCGTCGAAAAAGCTGAACTTCTCGGATTTGGTCGACGGTCCGACGATCATCCAGCAGACCAGGAAGCAGTCCAAGACGATCAACTGTACACTGCGCCTGACGCTCCGTGACAACCAGCCGAACCTGAGCATCGTTCAGGCAGAGCGTGCCCAGGAGGCGGAGAACGCGATGTTCATGCTGGCGCAGTTCCTCCAAGAGTTCTACGAGCAGGACACCGTGCTGGCTATTTCGAATCAGACGATCAACGAGGTCTTCGGGGTGAGCCACGTGATGATAACCGACTACAAGTTCACGCCCCGAACAGGTATGGGTACCTTCATGTTCGAGTTCAAGCTAACCGAGGTGCTCTACGGTGAGAATGTGGTAACGTTTAATTTAACGACGCTCGACGCAGACCTGCCGAGTGAGGGATAGGATGGACACGAACCTGATGATATGTCAGAACGAGGTATTCATCGAGGGTGAATCCGTCGGGCAGTTCGAGAGTTTCGAGCTGCAAAGCGATGCGTTCACGTTCGGCGATTCGGCTGTGCTGACGATCCCGCTGTACGCTATCGGGGTTGGTCAGAGCGGGCCGGCCAAGAGCCGTATTCGCTCCGTGTTCAAAAATACGCGGATTCGTCCGACGGCTAAGGTCGAGGTGTATGTCTGGTACAAAGGACAACCCCGCCTTCGGGCCTTTTTGGGATGGATCGAGCATGTCGGCGAGGGCTTCCCGACGAAGCTGTACCTTCGGGACAATACGTTCATCCTTCGCTTCGGCTCCATTACGAAGGCATGGGACGGCTCGGCGACGGTGCAGTCGATCATCAAGGACTGCATCCCGATCGCGCAAGAGGCGTTCAAGCAGGAGCGCCAGAAGCAGGGCTTCACGGGGGAGGTGCCTCAGCTGACCTACTCGACGAACAAAACGAACGTGCAGGCCATCACCACGTCGCTGTCGTTCCGCAACTGGGGCGGCCGCAGCCCTTACGACACATTGCAAAAGCTCATGCAGCTGCTCGTGCTTTACGGAGGTGTGTCGGACGAGTACAATGTCTACATCGGTACGGGGCGACGGGACAACACGCGGCCGATCGAATCGTTCTCGACGAAGTACAACGTGTTCAGCCGAGACATCGTGCCGGTCGACGGCCGGTTCGTGAACTACGACGTGAAAGTCACCGGCATATTGTCTAACGGGAAGCAGTACACGGCCACGGGCGGCTACCGGACCTCTGCGAGCAAGTCGTCGAAGAGCGAGTTCGACAAAACCTATGGTGAGCCGGTACGGACCTTCTGCCCGCTGCAAACCGTCGACGGGATACAAAAGTTTGCAGACCAGATGTTGGAGAAGCTCAGGGGGTTTCGTAACCGTGGTACGATCGTGGCGCCGCTGTATCCGAAAGTCCAAGTGCTCGATCAGATACATTATACGGATACGATCTTCCCTGAGCTTGGCCAAGAGCGGCTGTACTACATCATGCGCTACCGCCTGGCGTGTGGTGTGAACGGGTACTTCCAGCACCTGACCGTAACGGATCAACAGTACTTGATATGATCGACCTTACCCACATACGGAGCATCGGCGAAGAGTACGGTGAGCAGGTCGGGGGCATCCTCTCGTCGCTGCGGATCAAATGCGCGACGGTGGTCTCGGTCGACGAAGAGAACGCCTATGTTCAGATATTTGCCGACACGACGCCGCTGCCGGTGCCGCTGAGCTTCCTGAACTCCGAGGATGCGGACCGGCGGATCGTGCCCACCGTGGGGTCGATGCTGGCCTTAGGTATGCTGAACGGCGACGACAACCGACCGATCATTCTCGCGTGCGAGCAGATCGACCGGTTCGAGTTCCGCCGCAACAAGATAGCGATCCATGCGTCGGTCGACCCTGACGACGAGACCAAAGATGAGGTGACGGTCACGGTCGGTAATTCGTCTTTGCGCATCGCTCAGGATGTGATCGAGTTCAACGGTGCGCAGAACAAAGGTCTCGTGCTGTACGAGCCGCTCCGCGAGAGCTTGTTGAAGATAAACCAGTTCTTAGAAGCGATGAACTCGGTGATCTCCGGATCGCCGATCGCGGAGGCGGGGAACGGCAGTCCGTCGGCGTTCCAGACGGCGCTGCGGTCAGCTCTCTCGGGGCGGTCGCTGGACCAATACGACAACATAGCAAACGAAAAGATACTGCAATGACGGGTTTGAAATACGACTTCGACATAGGGGATTTGGTTGTCTCTTCGACGGGTTCGTTCGCTGCGGCCGTCACGGACAACCAGAACGTCGCCTTGATCGCGGTATCGCAGATATGCCGCCTGACCGTGCCGTCGCTCGGTGCCGCGATCGGCCGCCGCCTGATGAACCGCTCCGTGAAGAGCGTGCAGCCGGTGCTGACCTCGGCGTCGAAGATGGCGCAGAAGGACGGTGCGAAAAACGCGAAGGTGACGATAGTCGACCAACACTTAGAATTCTCCGGTGAGTATGAAGATTGAACCCAATACTACGATCGTAGACGTCTCGTTGAACCTATCCGGCTCGATTACGGGCATACCTGCTGCATTGGATCAACTCCCCGTAGGCGACCGGATAGGCTTCGACGACTTGCCCGACCTCGGCGAGGACGTCGAAGACATCGGGCAGACGTGGACGCCCGATCTGGTGGGCCGGCAGCTCGACATCGAGTTACCGCTGTACGACACGCTGGGTCAGGAGAAGCAGCCGTACAGCACAGACCTTGTGAAGATGAAGTCTGTCGTCACCGACGGTGAAGGGTGGGTGCAGCCGATAACCGAGGGCCGTCCGTTCTCGTCGCTCAAAGCAGGCGAGAAGGTCGACTTGCCGCATCTGTCGCTCTTAGGCAGAGGCGACAACATGCGTTTTGCCGGAGAGGTCGGCAGAGTATACGGGATCGGCTTCTCGCAAGACAAAAACGACACTTTCGTCAACGCTCAACTGTCTTTCGTCTACGTCGTCTCGTCGGAGGACGGCGACGGCACGCTCCTGATGAACCTGGTGGGCTATGTCATACCCGTTTTCTCACATGTCACAGAGAACGGGGTGACACGGCTCGTCAAGTGGCTCGAAGCCGCATATATAATGTTTCAGGACCTCTACGTCGTCTTCGACACCACGGGAGCCGTCGAGCCGCCGGCGCCTGCCGAGGCGGGGAAGTGGAGCTTCGACAATCTGCTCATCGACAACTTAGAGGCGTCCGTTCTGGACGAAAACTGGCAAAGCGCGCCTATCGACTTCGACGCGCCGTCGTGGAATGACTTGTACGAGTTCCTGATCCAGTCGACATATCTCAGCTTCGATCTGAAAGGCACGTTCAACGAGCGTCATGTGATCCAGTCGAAAGCAGCTAAGGGTACGTTCGATTTTTACGGTATCAACTTCATCGCAGAGGGTTCGGAATATAACTATTCGCAAAGCGACAATGCCATATATGTAACCAATATTCGTGAGGTATACCCGGTAGACTATATTCTAAACAACTGGCAGACCGCGGCTAAGCGGATTGTCGGGAAATGGATCAGCCACAAAGGGGTTACTGCGTATGACGGTAATATAAATTTATCGGCCTGGTCAGCAAACAGCTTCACATTCTCTCCTGATCCTGCGAACGCCTATCTGAGGGTCATTTGCCGCTACAAGTTCAATCTGAACAAGCACCAGGAATCCGCCGAAGCGACGACCGTAGACGGCTACATCCCCAACTCAGTGTACATGCACAACCCCAGTAAAGCGCCCACGCCTGCGGAGGCCACTGTCAAAATCCGTATGCGTTTCCGGCCCGTTTACGACGAAACCAAATAAGCTATGCGTTACTTCACACTCAAAGAGCTCACATACTCCGATACAGCCTCCCAACTGGGCCTCGACAACACACCTGGCGTAACCGAATCCGACAACCTGATCTACCTCGTGGAGAGGCTGCTGGACCCGATCCGAGAGAGGTACGGGGCCCCGATCATCGTCACCTCGGGCTACCGAAGCCCCGCGGTGAACGAGGCCGTGGGCGGCGTGGCTACGTCGCAGCATCTGCGCGGCGAGGCAGCCGACATCAGCGCCGGCGCCGTCACGCTGAACAAGCAGCTCTTCGAACTGATCCGTACCTCGGGTTTGGAGTTCGACCAGCTGATCGACGAGAAAAATTACCAATGGGTTCACGTATCGCTTACCTCCCGTGGTACGAACCGTAACCAAGTATTACACTTATGAGCGCAGTCGACACTATCCAAAAGGCATTGAAGCTTCTGATCCCGTCGCTCGACTATACGAACGCATCGATCGAGAAAAAGATCATCGACGTGGTAGGCAGCTATGCCGACACTGAGGCTATCGAGCGGCAAAATACGCTCGCTACGATCCAGACGGCCTTAGCGCAGCAGAAGGTCACGGGCATCGAGTACTACCGCCGCCGCGCTGTCGCGTACCAAGAGGGCGACGAGCTCCTGATCGATCCGGTAAGTCAGGCGGGCTACTACGCCACGGTAGACGAGGAGGCGCAGATCATCAAGCAGGCTTACATCGTCGGGCTGTACCCGCAGTACACGCTGCTCGTGAACGTCATCGGCGACGACGGTCACTTAGCGGCGCTAAGTGAATCGCAGCTTGCGTCTTTCAAGACGTACTTCACGGCGTACCAGCCCATCGGTCTCGACCTCAACATCCTGTCGCTGCCGGTAGCTCAGATCACGGACCCAGGTATCGTGATCTACGTCAGCAAAGGTACGGACGCTGCGGAGGCCGTCGCTACGATCCAACAGAACCTCACGGCTCACGAACAAGTGCTTCGTAAGAACAACGTCGTATCGCTGACTGAAATCGAAGACGTCATACAACAATTCTCGCAGGTGCAGGCAGTAGGCTTCTCGGACATCGTAGCGACCGAGACGAGCTTGTCGGGCGAGCAGGTTACGGTGAGGCCTATGAACGGGATATTCAATCTTACGAACGGAGCTTTCACCTTCGCTACGCAGCTCACGACGTCGAACATTAAAGTGCTGGGGTGATGTTCCGCTATATAGACATGCCGAAGCTGGTCGCGTACTACCTGCGCGAGTTCTCGTACCGGAGGGACGGCACGACGTCTACTCTGTACCAGTTCGTGTTCAGCTTATGCCTGCCATTCGTGTCCAAGCAATTCCGCTCGGCGCGTCTGGCGGCATTGGCCATTGCCGAGTGTACGAACAGCGCAGACCAGATCAAGCGGCTGTTCGACAAGCTGATGGGTGGCGACGCGAAGCTCACGATCCTGTCGCATAACAACGACTTCCTGCTCTCATGGGACGGCACGGGGGCGGAGCCGCTGTTCCCGTTCGACGGCAGCGCGGCGACGAACGATCCGCAAGTACCTTACTCACCGTCGCCTAACTTGGTCGACTTGACGGTAACGATCCCGAGTATCTACGACGACGCGAAGTTCGAGAGCGTGAAGCAGACGGCCGCGGCCTATTTGCAGCTTCTGATACCGTTCTACATCCAAACCAATATTAACTACATAAAAGCATAGCAGCATGGCAAATTTCCTTACACTCAACTCGGCGAACCCCGCGCTGAAACGCCCGCTGCGGGTATCCGATTTGCAGAACATCTACGACGCGATCAAAGCCGTCGTCCCGCAGTCCAGCCTCACACCTAAAATTCTCTGGGGTATGAGCCTCGATGACGACGGCTTCATCCAAGCCGGTGCCGTGTCCTTCAAAGGTGAGGTGTACACATGGGACCCCGTAGCGCAGAACGATCAGCTTCAAATCGGGGGCGCGATCTACGCTGCGAAAATTGCCTCGGGCGACGTCCGAACGATGGAGGGAGGTACGCAGCAGGAGTTTTCCTACAAAAACATCCTTACCTCAAAAGCTTCCGGAGAACAGCTCTCCGGAAACGTGTCGCTCGAAGACATCACGGAGTGGCAGATGCCGTACATTCCGGCTTTGGGGATCACTAATGATATGATCGCGCCCAACACCATTACGAACAGTGAAATCGCGCATGGCACGATCTCTCAGATCACCTTATCGAAGGAACTCGCACCTTGTAGGCTGGTCCAGTCCCGCCAGTACAACATTACTGCGGAAATAACGAATATAAGCCTCGATGCTATTTGCACATGGCAGAACACCGGATATTGGAGGTCTTCGATGCTTATGGTCACAACGGCGCTCAACCAAGCACCTACGATCAACATCGTCGGTGCTTTCGAAGGCAACATAGCTCCGAATGAAGTTAAAGTCATGATTCTTTCCGCAGGGCTTCCCACGACGGGCGCAACGATCGGCTTCGTCAGCTACCGGCCTCAAAGAACCACCGATTCTGACCAGACACGCAAAGTCACGAAGACAGTGACGTTCACTAAGCCTAACAACGAGTCAGTTGTAGCAACTTTCTCCAAGACCGACCCACCGATCACTCCGTCGAGTCCGTCGGTAGCATTGTACACACTCACCTCTCTCGTCACCTTTTTAGCTGAATAGTATGAAACCGTTTTTCATTTACAGTCGCTACCTCCCGTTCGGGAAGTTCGACTACCTGACCTTCCTCGTCTGGGTCATCATCAAGAAGCAGTACAATCCGGCGACCGGCGTCTGGGAGCGCCCCGTCATGTCCGACTGGGCTGTGAGGCATGAGACATGGCATGTATGGCAGCAGTGCTGCCTGTTCGTGTTAGGTGTGGTTTGCGCGATAGCCTCCGCCGCGACGTTCGCATTGGCCGGTGTCTCGATCCCGTGGTGGGTATGGGTGACACCTGTCGTGGCGCCGTATGCCGTTTATGCCGTCTGCTGGTTCGTGGAGCTTCTGCTCCCGCCCTACGATAGCGCATACCGTGACGTCTGCTTCGAGAGCGAGGCGCAGTACCATGAGTACGACGAGAACCCGCAATACTGCCCGTTCTCGTTCCTGCGGTTCATACCGAATAAGGATTGGAGGGCGCTGGGCCGAGAACGGTTCAAGAAGCAGTGAATACGAGGGGCTTTCAAAGCCCCTCGTATTCATTTATCGTCTCGAAAATCTGCAACGCCACTGTTCATTCGCATAATCCGTAATAACTCATGCAGCTCGTGGCCGTGTCGTCGTCGAACAAACTGCCCGTCGCGTTCTGCCCCTTGACATGACGCACGACATCGCGGATGTCAGGATACTTATTACCGCTGGCGATTGCATGGGCAGGAATTTTGTCAGGGCCGAAAAAGAAACTGCGCCGACCCTTGTTTTGCAACTCCTGTTCGAGCTGTGCGATGTAATCTATCCGTTCCGGCGATTGGCGGGATATATTGAGAATATCCCGTTGGTTAGCCATCACGCACGGCCAGCACCCGACACGCTTGTATCCCATCCGGTAGAGCGGGTTCGGCTCCAACCCGGCGGCGAGGATATAATCGATCACCTGCTGCGCCGACCAGTCGAAGACAGGCCGCAGAAGATCGTCGGCAAACTTTTCCCGAAACGCCCGGACCTCCTTGCCTCGGTAACTGTGCTTCCTTGGCTTACCGTTTTTGTCATAGCCATAAGGCTCGAAATAGTACTTGAAATACGTGCATTGCGCTGACATCTTGGCCCGCGCCGGGGATTCCGCGCCTCTGATGCCCTGAATCATCAACATATTGTCCTGAACCTCGTCCAGCACGTAATCGATCGTCGGTTTGATTTTGAGTTCTTCCGTGCAGAACCGCGCCCGCACCGAGGGCCAACGCTTTTTCTGCCGCGCAAGATCGACCATCCCGTCGTATTTCTTCGACTTCAATGTTACCAGGTCGAGGTGCAGCTTGTCGGCAATGCGGTGGATGTACTCGTAAGTCAGTGGGTGTTCCCAACCCGTATCGCAGAACACCGTCGTGAAATTATTGGTGATATGTTCGCGTGTCCAAAGCAACGCCGCAAGACTGTCTTTACCGCCTGAAAAGGATACGATGACTTTCATTTTTAATCAATTTAATAGAGAACCGTGCGTCATTAGTACTCCACCGCTGCCCTGCGATCGATGAAGAAATGAATACCCGGTGCGCATTCGCTCCACCTGTTATCGTCGAAATCCGGAACTTCCACAGTAGCACCGACAGTGTAGACGAAGTCTTTGTCATGGTCGGAACGAACGGTATCCTCAGTTGCCTTGGTGCCGTCCATGTTCTGAATCTCCATGACGTATGCTTTATCGCAACGGCATTTGTGTCCCGTTGCCGAACTGCGCCGTGCATCTTCCGGAATTCGTAATTTTACGATATGCCCAGAGGCTTTTTTCCAACCGATGAAACTACCCTCAGTCGGACATGATAGATAACATCCCTTGGCATCGCGTAGGTTGGCACCGCGCAGGTCGGCGCCGTACAGGTTGGCACCGCGCAGGTCGGCACCGCGCAGGTCGGCGCCGTACAGGTTGGCACCGCACAGGTCGGCACAGCGCAGGTCGGCATCGCGCAGGTTGGCACCGCGCAGGTCGGCATCGCGCAGGTCGGCATCGCGCAGGTTGGCATCGCGCAGGTTGGCATCGCGCAGGTTGGCACCGCGCAGGTTGGCATTGCGCAGGTTGGCATCGCGCAGGTTGGCATCGCATCTAATAGCTTCCAAAACCGCTTCGGTGATTGTGTTTCCCTCTTTCGTGTATTCAAATACGACCGAGCCCGTCCAACGGTTGCGGATTTCGATTTTAATCTGTTTCGTTGATTCCATTGTGGTAAATTTGTTTATTCGAATTCACGTATTGCTCTCTCGATAAATGCTCAAATCCATCCAGCTGGGGTGTTCCAGCTCTCGGAAGTCGCAGGCCCATATCTTTCCCTTCCAGTACTCGACTGTTCCTGCCTCGTAGTCTTCGATAACGACCTTCAACGTGTACTCGCCGTTACGAATGAACCCGATGTCGCAAGTGTCTAACTTGCGCTGCAATTCGATGCGCACCTGCTCCGGCACTGCGTAGAGGGGTACGAGGACTTCATTTTTCTTTGCCATAACCTATCTGTTCGTTAAACATGTTAGCTTCCGTCTGCTTTTTAAGCAGCACTTTCATAATCCGTTCGTCGATCGTAGCTGCGGCCACCAGATGCAATATGCTCACGGTGTCGCGCTGACCGCGACGATGCAGTCGCTTGTTCAGCTGTGCGTACAGCTCGGCGTCGTAGGTGAGCGAGAACCATACCAGTGTGCAGCCGCCGTCTTGCAGGTTCAGCCCGTGGCCGCAGGACTGGGGATGCACCAAACCCATAGGTATGCAGCCTGCGTTCCACTCCTCGATGTCGGCCGCAGTGTCGAGCGTCCGGCTGCGGGGGAATGATGCTTGCAGCTCTGCGAGCTCGCTCCGGAACTGGTACGCGACCAAAATAGGCCGGTCCTGCGCCTCGGCGATGTCTCGCAGCGTTTCGATCTTGGCTCTATGCAGCCGCTGGTACTGCACGCACTGCTCGTCGGTGTAGAGGAACCCCGATGCGAACTGCCGCAATTTGAGACCGAGCGATGCCCGAGAAAAAGCGATCAACGTTCGCTCCTTCCCATCGAAGGCGTCCGTACCAGTCTGTTCTCGGTAAGTCAGCACCGACGAAGCCTCGAAATCTTTGTAGCGCGCCAGAACAGCATCGGGAAGCGCGACAGCGATCGTCTTGTAGAGGATCGGCGGCAGCGCGACGTAGTTGCGTACCACGCATACGATCGGTCGGCAGTCCTGAGCCAGCAGGTGTGTCTTCTGAGGATCGACTTCGTAGACCGAGACCACGCCGTTTACTTGAAACTTCACGCGCTCATACCTGCGGCGGAACTCGGTCAGGCTCCGGCCCAGCGCTGCGCCACCGTCGACTAAGAGGCACTGATGCCACAACCCTTCATACCCGTTATGAATAGGTGTTCCGGTCAGGAGTATGCGATACGGGACTTTATTGCATATCCGCCGCGCCTGCTTCGACCGGATCGATCGCGGGTGCTTGAACAGCGTGCTCTCGTCCAAGATAACCGCGTCCCAGCAGCCGTGAGGTATCTCCCCGATGCGGGTCACGCTGCATACGCATAGCTTCCGGTCCGATGGCTCCATGAGGAACAGTTTCACGTCCAGAGCCCGCAAGCAGAAGCGGACGTGAAGCGACGACTGGAATTTCTCGGCTTCCTGCACCCAAACCGATTGCGCTACGCGCTTAGGCGCAATGACCAAGACACGCCGCAGCTCGGGCAGCTGCTCCAACGCATGCAGCGTCGCCAGCGTCTTCCCCGCGCCCATCGGAGCGACGATCATTATCCGACGACGGGTAACGATCGCCTGCTCGATGATCCGCTGGGCCTCATTCAGTTCGACGTTCATCTCTCGCTGATGTAGTTAACCGTCCCGTCCAAAAACAGCAGATGATGGCTGAGCTCCGTCGAGAAATCGGTCAGAATGCTCTCTGTCGTCGGGTCGAAATATTCGAGTGCGATGCCGTCGTCGATCAGCCGGACGATCGTCATCACCTCGTTACGGGACAATGCGACAAGTGTCATGTCGGCTGTCGAGTTATCGATCGGCTCACTAGGTTTAATCGGCGATGCTTCGGCGAACTGTGCCCACGTTTGGAGAGGTGCGTGGCCCAGCACGCGCAGCCTCTCGGCTACGGCGTCTATGCCTTTCTGCAATGTCTTATACACGTCGTCCAGCATCAGGTGGATCGAGTAGAAGTGCGGGCCGGCAACCATCCAGTGCCGCGCCTTGATGTTGGTAGCCGATACCTCGGCTGCCGCCAGAATTTCATTCAGCTTTTTCATTTTCAGTAATATAAGTGCGATAACCTTTATAAAAAATGTCGTAGTAGTTATAAATCCTCGTGTCCAAGACGTAGGTCTCGAACCCTAATTCTTTGAGCCGCCGATGAAAAGCGATCTGCGCCTCGGTGCAGCGCTCACCTGTGGTCTTCGTCTCGACGAAGATCGCACGTCCGCGCAGCATGACGAGGTAGTCAGGTACGCCGCGCTGTGTCAGCGGGTGATTTTTCATCGCCAGGCCGCCTTGTTCGCGTACCGCTTCCCGCATACAGCGAGCGACATAGTGCTCGCTGTACACTGTCTTCTGGTTAACTCCCTTCTTATACATAGTCGTAAGGTATGAAATCCAAAGTTTTCAAATCGATATTTTCCTCGACCCACGGAGTTACGACGGGGCAATTCAGTATACCCCAAGTCTTCAAGAGGCCCTTGATCTCCTTGTTGAAATCGGAACGCTCAGGATCGACGATGATTCGTTCGATAATGGATGCGGATTGGCAAAACGCCATTTCGAACTCATCGAGAGTACGGCAATTCAACGTCCATGTGTAGTCGCCGTGCAGTGCTTCCCTTTGGTATACGGTGAACTCGTCGAACGGTATACCGGATAAATTAAGCGTCATAATCAGGCTCTTTTATATTGAGGTAAGGCCAAATACTTCGTTTTCGTATAGAGTAGACTGTGGGCACCGAAAGTCCGACACGCTCCGCGATCTCCATAACCGTCAGCGAGGTGCGGACAAGAAGCGTTTCAGCCACGATCATTCGAATATGCCGCATCGCATACGGCATGATAAGGTCCCAATACTCCGGATACGGGTAGAGCTCGTTCAGCATCTGTACCACCTGCATCATCTCCGGTGTCTTCGGCAGCGGCTTAACCTCGTAGAACGCGGACTTCACAATCTTATAATCCAGCTCGTCGGGGAACATGTCGATAAGGGTCTCGAAGTCCTGCCGCCGACAGAACCGCTGCGTGAACCACGCAAGGTACGGGCGTTGTCCGATCCGAAACATCTGCTCGAAGAGCCACTTCGGGCAGCCCGTATGCGCTAAATGCTCGTAAATCAAATCTTTTACCATGCCTATTCCTCCTTGATGTCGTCTCTTCTTTTCCAACATAGCATAATTCCGTATTGTGAGAACCGGCGCTTCTGTGTCGTCATTTCGAACATGCAGGTGCGCCGTATCGCCTCTGCGACTTTCCGACCGAGCGACGGCGACATATCCTTCCGCTCGTACTCGTAGAACTCACGAGCCACCTCGCTCGTGCAGATATACTTTCGCGGCGTACCTGACCACAGCGCGCGATCGTTGTTCCAATACTGCCGACGCTCGAAGATGCTGCGGTCGTCCCAGTCGTCCGGCACCGGCATGTTCAGGTACTCGACCAGCGACCCCTGCTCCGTATCTTCGATCCGGTGCGCCTCACGCAGCTGGTTCACCTCACGCTCAGCCTCGGGCGACAGCACCGGCAGCATACCCTCTAAGTAGTAATGCACGGCCTCGGCCCAGTACTGATCCACGAGGTCTAAGAAGGCCTCCGAGTGAATGTCGATGCGGACATGCTTCCGCTGACATACCAGACCCCACCAACGGCGCCCCTCTTCGGCCGGATCGTCCAAGAAGATCATGTCGTTCGACGAGGCGATGAACACGCATTGCCGCTTGTATGTCTTCGTATATTTCAGGTATGCGGCGCGGTACCGGTCCTCGCTCTTGGTGATGAACGCCTTCCGGCCGTTCGTGCTGCGGCTCTGCACACCTCGGAGCTCAGGAATCTCCATGATCCACACACCGCGGAGCTGCTCGTAGGCCTCCTTGCTGCCGTTGAACGTATAGAACGTGTCGCTGCCCCAGAGCTTCGCCATGCGGCGGATGAACTTCGACTTGCCTAAACCTTCCTCCGAGACCAGCACGGGGATATAGTCCATCTTGGCCGCAGGGATGAACACGCGGCGCACGGCTCCGACGAAAAACTTCACACCTACCTCGCGGGAATAGAGCGTATCCGGTACGCCGAAGCAATCGATGAAAATCCGCTCCAAGCGCTTCCTGCCGTCCCATTTCAGCGAGTTCAGGTAGTCGCGCACCGGATGAAAGGCGTTCCGGCTCTCGACGATGTTCAGCGCATCGTCCAGCACGGCACGGGCATTGAACCCGTAGGCCTCCTCGAAGTAGAGCCGCAGATAGCTCTCGTCCGTGTCGGTCATCTCGGCGTTCACCTCCAAATTCTTGCAGTCTTCGCTGTTGGGCCGTACATCGAAATTGCGCCAGAAGGGCGGCTTGCGCAAGACCGGCATCTCGGAGAACTGGTCGTATGCGAACACGCCGCGGAGCTTCGGGTCGTAGGTTAAAATGAGCTGCGCGTTCTTTAACGAAGGAAGCAGGTTGCCGTGTTTATCAAGCTCCAACCGCTCGTTAAGGATCGCCTTAGCGTCGTCATCGTCCATCTCGTCGATCGTCGCTCTGTGCGCCGTACCTTCGTCGGGACGAATACCCAGCGATTCGCAGAGCTGAGCCATCGCTGCTTCGCCCTTCTTACCCTCGCCGAACTTGTACAGCCGCACCGCGTCGTATGCGTTGTGGCATCGCCCCAAGTACGGATCGGACGCATGGTTCGAGTAGAGGTATAGATTCTCATAGATCACACCTCCGCCGAACGTCGAGGCGCCGACCAGTGTGTAGCGGCCGTTCTTAGCCGGCTCCCATATCCCCTGCAAATACGTTTCGATAGCCTCACGGATAGGTACGCGCTTGCAGAAAGCTCCGATAATCCCGCGTTTCGTTAACGGGTTCTGCACCATCACTTTCATCGGGACTGGGACGTCCGACAAATCTCGCCAGTCGTCGGGCCGGTTCAGCAGCTCCGAGACGCATAGCTCCGAACCGGTCTGCGCCTCAAAGAAGTAGTCCGCATCCTTCGGCACCGATGGCAGAAACATGATCCGGTTGAAGTCGAAGGTAGCGACGTCTATCGGCAAATGGAACTGATCGTAGAGCACCCGCATGAGCGCGCCGTACTCATCAGCCACGACGATGCGATCCAGCGGCGCAATGACCCGATAGCGCGGCTTCTCCGGTGTCGAGCTGTGCGTCGAATGAATGAGGTATGAGTGTCCGCTGAGCCACGCACGCAAATCACTCAGAACCTCCGGCGACCCCTCGTCGATGTCCAATGCGATCAGCTGTCGAAAGCTGACCTTCCGTTTTACGGTCATACCGCCGATAAAAAACCCGACGTCCTTGATCTCCGTCTTCTGGGCTTTCGACAACTCGGCGTATTGCTTCATTGTCTCTTCGGTATGAACTACCCTTCTGAACCGATCCACGATCTCCTGCCATTCCCATCGGTATGGTGTCGTCGTCGTGTTCGTCCGCTTCGTCCCTAATGCAACTTCAAAAACCATTTCTTTTTATTTCATGTACCTTGAATCGATAAAACCGTCGCCTTTGGTCAGCAGACCTTCCGCCCAACTCACCGGTGCCGACATTGCACGCAGCAGCACGTCCAATGCCCCCGTGTCCTCCGCACGCACCAGATACCAAAGTTCGTCATGCACCGTGCCGATCAGCTGCATCTCTGGGTGAGAACCCGCAATCGATCGCATGATCTCCGCGAGGACGTCGCGGGCGATTCCCTGCACGATATTCTCCACCAGCACGCCGTGCCACAACTTCGTCATAACCGGCCCGCCGCCGCGCGAATAGTCCGTATAGAACATGTCGTCGGCCGACTGAGTGTTAACGTTACGGTAGTACAAGAACCGACCCGACGGCAGCTGTATGCACGTCGTCGACCCGTCGTGCCTGAAAACGATCTTCGTACCCTGCGCTACGATCAACGGGTAGACGCCTGACCGCTGGCAGCGGAGGAAAGCATCGCCGATGGCGTACCACAACTGGCATATCTTGGGGTTCGCGCTGCGCCACCGCTGCACTGTTTCCTGCACTTTCTCCGCACCGCTCTCGGCACAGAACTTAGGTGCGACGCGCTGCAACGCTCCCGCACCGCCGCCGAAGCCCAACCCGAGCTCGGCGCACTTGCCCGTGTACCGGTAGGGGCTCGACTTGTCGACGTGCTCCAACCCGAACATGCGTTCGGCCGAACGGGAGTAAATGTCTTCGCCCGCTGCGAACGCCTGCATCCGCCACTTACAATTAGCCATCCACGCCGTGATGCGCGCCTCGATCTGCGAGAGGTCTGCACAGACGAACCGGTAGCCGGACGGAGCATAGATGCACAGACGCATGTGCTGACGCAGGTGGTCATAGCTCTTCACACGCGACAGATCGGTCGACACCTCGTCGGCGATGCGGGCAAAATTTTGGAGTTGCACGCCGCGACTGCTCCACCGTCCGGTATGCGCACCGTACCCAACGAACTCGCCGTGCAGGCGGCCATCCGCACAGATGCGTGTCTGCGCCGTCTTGATCTTAGCGAATGCAGACCCTGTGGCCTCGTCGCGCAGCTCCAACAGCTCGTGCTGTATGTCGCCCCGCTCCTCCTTATTGAGCGACGCAAGCCGCACGCCCTCGCGCTGCAACGCCTCCATTACCTGCTTCGTCGACCTAAGGTTCTCAACTCCGTACTTGTCCGACGCTATCTTACCCGCACGTTCGGCGTACCCGTCGGCCAGCGACTGAACCTGCCGAGCGAACTCGATGTCGAACGGCACGCCGTTGCGGTTCATCTCGAAGGTAAGTCGCATGATCTTACATTCGAACTCCGGCAGCGCCAGCATCTTTTTGTAGCACTCGCGCATAACCGCGACGTCGGTGGCCGCGTATGATTCGAAACGAGCGGCCTCAGCGGGGAAATCCTCCATTTCGTTCCATACCACGAGGTCCCTGCGCTTCGGCGTCCGCACGGGCTGCGTGAAAAAATACATCTCTTCGGTCGAAGCCTTGCGGTGCGTATGCAGCACGTCGGCTAAGGCGCTCAACTTACGGGGCCAGCCGAAATACGCCGCCTGGTAGGCCGTATCATGCCACATATTGAACTCCGACGGACAGCCCAGTACGAACTCCGCGATCGCATGGTCGAACTCCGCATTATGCGCGATTTTCAGCACCTCGGGGCTTTGGATCGCTGCGAACACCTCGTCGGGCAGCTCACGCGAGACCCGCACCTGCTCGTCGTCGAACGCATAGGCGATGAGCAACATCTGTGTCGACTCGTGCTGCGCATACCGGTATGTCCCGCACGTAGCCAAATCGAGCTCGCTCCGCGTCTCAAAATCTAAATATAAGATTTTTTTCATACAAAACAGCTTTTGTTTCGTGGCATAGCAGGCGGTCAAACCTGCTATGCCTTTGCGCCTGCTTCAACGAGTGTCAACGATTAATAATTATTGCCTGCATCGGCGCTCATGCAGTTAGTGCGATCTATTCGTAGTCCGTAGGCGTGATATAAGAATCGACGTCGGTCGGCATGCCTGCGATGCGCTGGCCCTCTTTCGCACGCATGACCGCATGCACGTTGCATCCGATGCCCTGCGCGACTCTGTTGTAGGCCCAGAAGGATATGTTAGCGAAAATATAGTCGCCATCGTGGAGCTCCTCATCGGAAATATGTTCGACTGCAAGCCCAGGCATGGGCACTCCATTGAGGATGACACGTTTCTGCAAGTCCGTAACGATCGGACGGAAGTCGCCGGACTTGCAGTTAAGAATCATGTATCCGCGGAACATGTCCTTGCCGTTCTGCGTGTCGGCCAGCTTGTCACCGTCGATCAGACAGTTGTTTTTCGGGTTGATCGCATCAGGCGTTTTGCCGGTGAATTTCATGGTTTGCAGCTCACGAAAGGCTTCCATAAAGGCCTCTTCGATCTGTGCGATCTTCTGTTTATCGTCCTTCGGAACGAGAATCCACGCCCCGTACTTCGGCGTACCGTCCGTACCTTTGGGTGCACGCTTTTCGAAAAGTCCTGCGGGGTAAACGATGCGGCACGTAGGCGCACCTTTAATCATAAAGTTTTTCATAAAGTTTTAATTAAATGGGTTTATAATGGTTGCAATTTTGCATAACTCATCGATCGCATCGGGGTGCCAACTGTAATAATAGGAGCTTTTATGCAACAAATGGGTCGGTGTCGGACACGGGTTCTGCGGCGTGAAGCCGGCATCGCGGAACAGCTGAATCAGATAATGCACGTTGCAATGGTTCATGAACGACTTTCGGCGGTGAAACCCATCTTTTGCCGGATCTCCGAAATATACGTCGCCGAAATCCGCCGCGCACAGAGTGTTGTTGCACTCTATGTACAAAGCATCGAACGCTCCCGCACGTAGCATCGAAACGATGCGTTCACGCTGCACGATCTCGCGGAAATCCGTGGCATAGAATATCCGCTCCCGTTCGTCCTTCTCGACGATATACCCCACGCACGGGGCATTGTGAACCAAGTCAACCGTGTCTAACCGGTAAACCGAGCCGTTACGATCGAAACGCAGCTCCCTGTCGATCTCACCTACCGGTAGGTATGGGAAGGGTCGCAATAGGAACTCCTTCGTTTTCGGCATGCAGAAGATCGAGAAGCCCACCAGATCGGGCAAGCATTTCGTGTGGTCTGTGTGGTGGTGCGTAAGCACTACGACCGCCTCGGCCCCGAGTGGCTCATTGATCGGGTAGCCTGCATCGATAACCAACCAATCATCGATGATCGTACAGTTACCCGACGAGCCGCTATGTAAAATTTGTACCTTCATCTCGCATCGAAATAATTTACGTCATAATGTTCACGCTCTTCGGCGTTCAGCCGGTCGTAGCAATCCCAGCACACGCACGGATAACCCACCATTTGAACAAACGGCCGCCCGCACAAAGCGCAGCATACTCCGAGGTTTATATCCTCGGCGAGCGTATTTAAAATGTACTCAGGCTCCATGAAACAATCCACTTAAAAGCACCGGCAAAAAGAACACCGCAAAAAACACTATGTATACAATGGCTATTTCTATTATCGCGACAGCGGCGATGCGGATCCATTTCGATTTTTTCGATTTGCTCATATCAAATGCTTTATAATAATGACGGCTACACAAGCCAGACAAACCAAGATGTACCACACGGCAAGCCACGCATTGACGCGTTCGTCGTCTTCATCATAGATACGCATAGCTACTTGATCGATTGTACCGGCACCTCGAACAGCTGCCCGAAAATGTTCAACAATATCGTAGAATCCGGCCGCAATATGATCGTCGTATTTTGGAGAAATGCGTCATACATCGCCAGACCCTTCAAAAGTTCTTGCTCTTGGCTTGACATAAGCGCTAACCCGTATTTGTCGAAATCCTCGTACACATCGCCGCGCGTACGGAAAAAGTCGCACCACTCACGGCATTGTTTCAAACTGTCCCTATACGAATTGATCGCATTTATCTGTGCCCCTACGAGAAGCGACATATTATCGCCATACTCTCGTATCTTTGCTACTCGATGATGCTCATATACGACACCGGCCCCGATGGCCAAACCGAACACAACGACTAAAATAATTTTCTTTGCTTTCATGATCCCGCACGTATTACGCAATGAAACAACCCTTTGACTTTTGAAGACTGCGCAGCGAGAATACCCGCTCCGGCTCCAACTGACAAACCGCCCGCAGCAGTTTGACCTCGCACGTCTCGCATACGAAATCCAACACGGGCAAAATATATTCCGCCTCAATCATCCCGTCGACGTCGTACATATCGAGAAGCTGCAAGATGCGCGGCTGCTGCCGCACGACGTTCCGCAAGGCTTCGCCGGCGTACCGCGTTGCGAAGTCGGATACGACCGCCGCGGCCGCTTCTTTGCACTCCATTTGTGCCACGTCGTAATTATCAGAAAAAAGCCGCGGCGCGCCCGATATGCAATTGTCGACGAGTCGGAAAGGGAGGTTATCGAACGACTTACCCCCGTTAGCGTAGGCGATCGTCAGAACGTCCGCGCAAAAGAACTCCCGCACGTACTGCTCGCGTGCATCTCTTAGATCTGTATCCAGTCATTTCATAATTTGAAATTTTTAAATCGGGGCATAATCGCCCTTTGGGGTTAGGCGCGGCGTCGCTCCGCGCAACATACCTGTGTATGTCCCGTTCATCCGGCTAACCTGTCACCTACTTGTGTCTCCCCTCTACTTTTTTCAAGCCTTCCATACCGAAAACTTGGGCTATGCGGAGACGGTATTGAATATTTGCCAGGTGATAAACGCAAAAAGCAATAATTACCTCGCCGACCGTTAAGGGCCCGTTGTCAGCGCTGAGGATTCGATGTGCGGCGTAGGCCCCCGCGAAAACAGTTACCGTTTCGCAATCGACTTCCGGCAACTTAAATATCTCCATTAATATCTCCACGAGCTTCTCCCCCATTTCGTGGGTTGCCTTGCCTCCGATAGGCCCCGCAAAATAATCGGTTGCAGCCTCGTTGATCTCGGCCGGCGCGTCTAAGTCCAAAGACTTCACCATTGCCCGAACGCTTTCAACGTCCAACCCTTCGAGCAATTTATCAATTGCTCCCGTAACTTGTTCCGTTTTCATTTTTTTTTTTTTTTT